CAAGCAAATGAAAATGGTTCTCACTAGAATAGGGGAACGAAGCAGGGTAGTGATTAATGGCGATCCAGAGCAGATTGACATGCGCGGCGCTGATGGATTAATGGACGCTGTGAATCGGGTAGGCCACTTAAGAGGGGTAAAGGTGGTGAGGTTTGAAGTCGATGATGTGGTCAGATCAGGTTTGACGTACAGAATCCTTCAGACTTACCAGAACAGATCAGTGCAGCCCGCAGAGAGGACATTCAGCAGGATTTTATGAACGATGGATACTTTGGACAAGAGCTTAGCGACCAACAGCTAGACCTTCTGACGTTAGAGCTTGTCCCGGCAGAACTGGTGCCGGGAGAAAACGCCTTGTACTCTAAGAAATGGTGGGGCTACAGGCACATGCATCCGATGCGTGCCACGTATCTGTTCGCAGACTGGTACAAGAAGGCTTACAAAGAAACTGCCAGCAAAAGGATGTCGTCCGAGGAAGCGGCAAGACTTCGCATATTCCCAAGTCAAGACCCCATGAAGTCAAACCCATCCATCGTCAGGGGCTTGTGGCTTGGTAGAAGAATGGCTGACGAGCTAGGTATAACTTACCGTTTTTATTGCCGTAGAGCCGTAGATATTTCAGAAAGGCTCGACTGGTCATATCTTTGTCGTCCGGAGGACCTTACAAATAAGGCTCTAGTAGAAAGGCTGGGCGTGGAATGGCTTGAGTATTCCGCCAAAGTTATGTCTTTCCCTCCAAAGGAACTAGTAGATCTCAACTCTTATTACCACGAACAATGGGAAGCCGAGTTAGCCGCGTTCGCAAAGAGGCAAATAAATCCACAGTCCATTATTAGAAATGCCTTAAAAGACGGCTACATGACCGAGGCAGGCATACAGAAGCACCTAAGGGAAGAGTTTGGTCATCTTTTAAACCCATAAACTATTCTATATATTAAGCACTATAATAAGCATGCGACACCGCATTGAGAGGAATAACATGAGCACAGTACGAGACACCCTTCACCTACCCCCAAAGGGCAGAGTAAACGTCCCCGCCAATGAGCGGACCCGAGAATTTAGCCGACGACCTGCAACACGCAAGGAAGGTCACGACGCTCTGATTCAGGCGCTAGCCCCAAAGGGCGCGTTCATTCGCATCCAGCTTCTGGCAAATGACACCGAGCTTTATGGAAAGCTTAAGGAGTCAGATCGGTTTACTATTACGATTCTGGAACAAATGGAAGACGGCTCGCTAAAGCAGCGGCTTGTATTCAAGCATGCCATCGAGAGCTTCGTTCTGGAGACTAATACGAACCATGTCGGAACCGAAGGATAAGTTTGATTTCGAAGGTGACTTCCAGACTTCTATTGTATCGCTGCTGGTAAAAGACTCCGACTTCAATGCCCGAACAGAAGGGCTAATCAAGCCGGAATATTTCACTGATGAATTAGAGGCCGGTATTGCATCGGCCTTTATTTCTTATTACGCCAAGTATAAAGCCGCGCCCAAAAATAAGGCGACGGTAGCGGAAGTCATTAAGGAAGCCGTCAAGGGCAAGGTCATTCGTAAAGACCTTGTGCCTGATCTTGGCGATAAGCTAAAGCAATTATCAGAATTTGAGGTCGATGATCGCAACTATGTCATTGACCAAGTTGCCACTTTTGCTCGTCATCAGGCCATTAAAGATTCCATTTTGCAATCGGTTGGCCTCCTTGATAAAGGCAAGTTCGACGAAATTGAAAAATTAATCAAGAAAGCCAATGAAGTGGGCGCTCTTGAGGACATCAATGGTTATGACTTCTTCGAGAAGGTCAGTGACCGTAGACAGGAAAGACAAGACCTACTTTCGGGAAAGGCGACAAAAACCGGAATCACTACTGGCGTTAGGGAACTAGACGAGGTGCTGATGCACGGCGGCTGGGGAAGGAAAGAACTTTCACTGTACATGGGCGGTCCAAAGTCCGGTAAGACTATGGCTTTGGTGGATCATGCCCGAGCAGCAGCATTTGCTGGCTACAATGTTATGTACTGTACTCTTGAGGTCTCCGCAGCAATCATCGCGGAACGCCTTGACGCCAACATATCAGAATTTGCCATCAATAATCTCGGCATGAATGCTCTGGATGTAGAGCGGATCGTTTCTGCGGCAAAGGCCAGGGCAGGCAGGCTTTTGGTTCACGAGTTCCCAACCGGAACCCTTCAGCCAAAGGGTCTTGCCAGGCTTATCTCTAGATACAAAAGCAAAGGTCAGAATTTTGATCTAATCGTGGTTGACTACGCTGACCTGATGGCCCCTAACCATAGAGTATCTGAGCAGCGCGAGGCTTTCCGTCAGATTTATATTGACTTGCGTGCCATAGCTCAAACCGAAGGCGTTGCTGTTCTTACTGCGACGCAAACAAACAGAGAGGGCGTCAAAGCCGCTGTGGCGCGAATGGAACACATTGGCGAAGATATTAATAAGGTCAGAACAGCAGACCTTGTTATCTCCATCAACGCCAACGACGAAGAAAAGGCAGAAGGAGAGCGCAGGCTGTACTTTGTTGCCTCTAGAAACCAAGAAGATGGCATGAGTATCCGGATCAAGACCGATCTAAACCGGGCCAAGTTCTTGGCGAAGATTCTTGGAAGAGAGTGATGCAGGAACTTCACGAGCTAATTGGTAATCTAGACATGGAGTCCTATCTGGACTTCATGGGCATTGATTACAAGCATACCAGCGGCTCTTCTGGCCCGCAGTTGAACATCAAGACCTGCCCTTCTTGTGGCAATTCCAAATGGAAGGTCTACATGAACGAGCAGACAGGTCTAGGCAATTGCTTCTCGGGCAGTTGTCAGATGAGGACTTTCAATAAGTGGCGCTTTATCAAGGCTACACTCGATGAAGCGCCAAACAATGTAGTCTATAAGCACCTTCGGGATGTCTCGATTGAGCTTGGCTGGAAGCCAAGAAAGATTACTGCGGCTGTTTCTTATGACGCCAGCGAAATAATTCTCCCAGAATGCATTAAAATGCCCGACATCAATGGTGATGTTCACCCGTTTCTAACGGGGCGCGGTATAACACCGGAAATTTCTGGTTACTTTAACTTGGCTTACTGTCACGAGGGGTACTTTAATACCAAAGACGCTGATGGAAAGGCTAAGGTTATGGACTTTTCCGAAATGATAATCATTCCCATCTTTGATTTGAATGGGAACCTTGTCACTTTTCAGGGTCGAGACGTTACCGGTAAGCGAGAGCCTAAATATTTGTTCCCATCAGGCTTGCAATCTTCCGGTAGATTCTTATATAACGGACAGAACGCGATCCGGGCCAAGCATGTAGTTGTGGGAGAGGGAGCGTTTGACGTAATGGCTATACAGATGGCCCTACAGGCAGAATCAGCCATGCGTGATATCGTCCCCATCGGAACCTTCGGAATGCACTTGTCCCATTCTTTGGACGGAACAGCCAGCCAGCTAGGTTCCTTCTTGGAGCTTAAGCGGATGGGCCTTAAGACCGTCACGATGATGTGGGACGGAGAACCGAAGGCTATTGATGCGGCCATGAAGGCTGCAAATAAGCTGCGTAGGATTGGATTAGAAGCCCTAATAGCGCTCCTGCCAGAGGGGCGTGACCCTAACGAGGTACCCCCTGAGGTCGTCCGAGAGGCCGTTATAGGAGCTTATAACCCTATGCTGGCAGCAGACATGCAGACCATCATGCGTAGGGTGCTTTAAATTCCCTAACACTTAGCTGTTTTAACTTGCTAATATAAGAGCACGCGAGAACTCGCTGGAGGATTTATGAGCGACAACCACGATCTGACGATAAAGGTCATACGCTATGATCTTTACGTATACAACATGGAAAAGGCCAAAAAGACCAAGCGTGGCTCTTTTGACGTTTTCTATTCCCCCAATCACCCAGGCTTTTATATGTTCGAGACCTGGGGCTACAAGGTTGGAAAGGGCTTTGGGCAAGTCGCTCAAAGCATCCCAGTCATGGCGGGCAAGATTCGCGATAGGCTTCAGAAGAAGAATCTGAATGTCCATCAGCGTAAAGAGTGGGGTATGCGGCTGTCTTTCCCCAAAACTAAAACCGAATCTGCCGACAGGATTTCTCGTTTTGAGTTTATGAGGGCGCTTCAGGAAGAATACACAAAAGAGGTTTCTTCTGAAACGAGCATTCGTGCTGGTCATAACTGGCTTGCTCAGTCGCCAGCAAGTATGACCGCGCCCATTCTGGGTTCGTCAGAATGGAACAGGGCAGAGATAGAGGCTGAAGATAGCATCCACAGGATGTTCACGGAATGGCTTGAGGATTGGCTTGTCGAGTTCAGCCCCAACTTTCTCAGGGACGATACGCCAGTTATTACTGAGCCTGTCGTTGACACTAAGGAAATTAACGAGCAATGGGGAGCATGGTAATGTCAGAAAAACTTCCACTTTCGGCAAGCGCAGGCGGCGATAACACTCACTGTGTTGGCTGCGAAGTCTATGGCGGCTTTAGGCATTACGCCGTTTGCTTGAAGATTATCACTCTGTTCAAGCAGGGTTCGCCTAGCTGGTCAAATCCAGGTTGTAATATTGCCATTGCAGAGGGCAAGAAAGCTTGTCCAGCTTATAAGATGCGCTTGGAAGAGCAAGCTGCTGGTCATGCCATCTATTACGAGAAGCGCGAGAGTATCAGCCCTCCAGTTAAGTTTGTGGAGAAGGACCCGGCCGAAATCAGCCGCTATGACACGCTCTGGCCTGTAGCCTACAAGATGTTGTACGGAGAAAAAGACTCCAAGCAAATTAAAGTCAAGCGTGACGCTACAATAAGCAAACCGCAAACTAAAAAGACAGAAGCTGCACCAGTTTCCAGTGGCAATTTGCATGCTGATCTGGTGAACAAGCTGATGGAAGAGGGCAAAGAGTGAATTCCAGATATATTTTTGATAATTTCATTAGACCAATCAAGCAGGCTAAGGGTCTAAAGGCGAAGCAGGAAAAACTTGGTTCTTTTGCTTCTCATCCGGAGTTTGCTGACCTACAGCAAATTTTGGTACATGCCTACGATCCGATGGTTACTTTTGGCATTAGCGCCGAGGCATTTAGATCGGCCGCAGCAACACTCGCCCCGCGAACTGCTCTGGCAGATTTTGAATCCAAGAATTCAGCAGAGCCTAATTCGTATCAAACAAAGGTTCTGCCGCTACTTAACACTTTTATTGCCAAAACATATTCCGGCAATCAACTCAAGGATTTTATTGCCAAAACGGTTAAAGATGTTGGCATGGGCTATAGCGATATAGACCTAATTTGTCTGATTCTGGATAAAGACCTCAAGATAGGTCTCGGTCCAAGCTCAATTAACAAAGTCATTCCAGAGCTTCTATTTGATTTTGGCGTCATGCTCGCTTCGCCATTTGATGGCGACAAGTTGGAGTTCCCGGCATTTGTCGAGCCAAAGTATGATGGCATGAGAGCGATTGCCTTTATTCAGAAGGGCTCGCCAATTCAAATGCTTACGCGAAGTGGTCACGAAATTGACATTGAACTTCTTCCGCCTGTGCTTCTGAGCGAAGCTACGATTCTTGCCGACGCTTTACAGCCTTATTTAGGCTTTGATTGGATTGTGTTGGATGGCGAAATTATGGGAACCGACTTTCAGGACACCATGAAAAATGGCAGAAAGAAAGAAGGTAAGTTTGATAGCGCCAAGTTTTACGTATTTGATGCCCTCAGATATTCCGAATTTTATAAGATGCAGAAACCAAGCGCGCTACCCTACAAGGAGCGGCGCAAGATGCTTCGAATGGCTCATGATGCCGTAATGGATCAAAATGTAACATTAACCAAAGTAGTTCTTCCGCAGGCTTATTTGGTCAATTCTGAGGCCGAAATCCAAAACTACTACGAAGTATTTCGGTCCAAAGGATATGAAGGTCTCATTGTAAAGGCTGCTGAAGGCAGATATCGTCAGCGTCGTCATTCAGACTGGATGAAAATGAAAGGTTTTGAAACCCTGGACCTGCCTACAGTTGGCGTAGTAGAGGGCACCGGCAAGTACGTTGGCATGGCAGGCGCTTTGGTCGTCAATCACAAGGGCGTGCATGTAAATGTTGGCACGGGACTTAGTGACGCGCAAAGAAAGGAAATCTGGACAGATTGGCTTGGCGAAAAGAAGCTGCTTGGTAGCTTGGTCGAAGTAGGGTATCAAGAACTGACCCCAGATAATTCGCTGAGACACCCTAGATTTATCAAGTTTCGACATGATAAGCCTTCTATCAACGAAGAGGCTTGGGGCTAATGGATCAACATTATCTAAGCATTGATGATATGAAAAAGACTCTGGATTTTCTGGAGCATTACGCTGCTCTGTGTGGCATTCATAATGCCTACACCAGCGAAAATCATATCAAGGAACTTCACGCGCTGAACTCAACTTTGGCGCGTAAGATCATGCTTAATAGTCGCCTAATCATTACCATTACTGGGCCTAGCTGCTCCGGAAAGAGTACCTTAGCCAAGAAGATGGTTGAGTCTGGTAACTACGTAGAGCTTATCAGTACCACAACCAGAGAAAAGCGCTATGGTGAAGTAGATGGAGTTAATTATTACTTCACGACTCATGGCGAATTCGACAGAAAGGTTTTGGCAGAACGAGTAGAGTTTGGCGGAAACAAGT